CAACGATGGTGGCGTTAGTGCTGCCAGCTGCGTCGAACTGAACAGAACCTTGTTCGCCTCGGAGAATTGCCATGGGTCAGAGTCCCTCGATGGATTCAAAGGTCACACGGACCTGGGTTTGGAAATAGCCCTCGGGAGCTGGTGAAGCCAGAGCCTCTGGACCTGTTGGAGCGTCGAAGAAAACCCCCGACACGTTGACCCTATTGTAGAGATCGCGGATTCTTTTCCCGATGGTGTAGTTAGCACCAGGACCAACACCGGGAGCCGTAAAGATATTGAAAACGACTAGCCCGAAGATCCTGTTCTGCGAGTTGCTGGTCCCGCCTTGGCTTAGGTACTCGTTAGCGCCAAAGGTCGTTAAGCATTGCACCCAGCTAGACGCCGGAGTTGGCTCAAACGCCATGTTGTGAAAAACGACCGGGATGGCAGGGCTTTCTGCTAGCTCGGTTGCCAATCGCGCTTCGATGGTGGCGCGAACCGTGTTGAGGTTGATTGCTGCCATCAGTCTTCAGCGATGATGTCGCGCCATTCCTTGCGGACATAAGCCTCAAGCTCCTTGCCGATCAGATCGGGGAAGCCGGGCTTAGTACCCTGCCTGGTGCGGTACTTACCACCCCACGATGGCGGGAGGTTGGTGCCGTAGCAAACTGCCTCGGCGTACTCGACGTTGTTAAAGACAACGCCCTGGTAGGGATTGTCGAGGTTCACGTCCCAGCCTTGCACCAATCGCCGTGTATCAACTGGGGTGCCGACGGGTGGCTGACGGAGCTTTAGCTCTGCCTGCCATTGCAGAGTTGTTCTCTTGACTAGCCTTTTAACCTGATCGTCCATCAGGTCACCGATCTGATCTAGGCGGATCTGGCGTGGCATCGTTAAGCCCTCAAGATCAGTTCGTAGACAATCGCCGTGTTCGCCTGCTCCGTGATATTGACCTGGATGATCTGGTGAACAACGCTGCTGATAACGACTCGATCCTTGGTCTCAGGCGCGGTACTAACAGCAGCCGCCGCAATCAATAGGCGCTTGTCGCCTGCCTGGATTAGCTCGTTGACTTCCTTAAGGCTGACGTCAGATAGGACGCCTTTGACCGTGGAGTCTGACTCGCTTTCGGTGATTGCGCCTGTCGTCGTGTTATAGCTGCCGCCAGTCACGATCCGAACGGTCACATCACCGCCGAACTTGCCGACGACTTTGTTCGCGACCTTGCGTAGCGAGCTGGAAAGCGCCATCAGATTCGATACGCAATGCACGCCCCATTCTGGAGCTTGATGCTGGTGATATACCCCGCGATGTGAGCGTCCTGGTCGACGGAGACGCCGCCGAAGCTATCGTCAATAATGTTCGTGCTAACGATCGAGTCGATCGTGCTGTTTTCGTAAAAGTCGATCTGGATAAACGTGCCCGTGTGAGTCTCGGTGTCATTGATTACCTCCGCGCCCAGCGCGTAATCAATGCCGGAAATAGCAGACCCTGCTTTAGCCATGTCAGATCTTGTAGGCGATCACAGCGCCACCGTTATTGAGCGTGAAGGCGGTGAACACGCCTTGGATCACAAAGCCTGCAGGCAGCGACTCCCCGACAATGCTGTTGCCCGTCCAGTTCTGAGCGGTCAACGCGCTGAAGCTAGTGTTGTTCTTCAGGATCGAGATCTTGTTCCAGCGCCCAGCTCGCGCAGTCGTATTGCTGACAAAATCAGCGCCAATGCTGTAGCCCGGATCGATCTGAACGCTTCTATGCATGATCAGAGCCTGTAAGCGACGACAGTGCCGCTGGTCAGCGTGACGCTAGTAAAGACCCCATACATCTCGCAGCTTGCCTTTAAAGGGATCGCTGAGAGGGTATTGCCGGTGTAATCCTCAGCCGAAAGGCTGGCAATCACCGAGTCCTCAAGGGCAACGATCTTTCCGAACCGCCCGGCATGGGCGCTGGTGTCGTCGATGAACTCAGCACCGGGGTAGGCGTAACCCATGAATCAGCTCCGCTTAACAGCGATGTTGCCAGGTCCACTAATTCTAAGCCCGGTGAAATAACGCTCCACCATCGGCGGGATGCGGTCAGCACCAGTCGCGCCATAAGTATTTGGCGTCACGTCCAGGTTGCCGATCTTGACGTTCTTGTAGTCCTCAAGCCCGCTCAGACCCAGACCGTCCTTGTTGTTGTTCAGGTAGACCGCGAGGGTCGCCTGCGCCTTCTTGACCTGATCCGGGATTTCGGTGTCCGTGAAGTAGTCAGTCGTGATACGAAACGGAAAACCAACCGAGTAAGTATTGATGTAGGTGTCTGGCTTTCGGACCCCAGTGCGCGGCCACTGGAGAGACTGCGTATCAGTCGCACGGGCACCTAGAAAGCGTTCACGATCAATCCGCTGGGTAGCGGTGTACAAGGCACGATTCTTCTGATCGTCCGTAGCAGACGCCCAAGCAGCTACGTCATCGTCCTGGACTAAGCCGTCGATGATCGCGTTAGCGTCACTCAGGGTCAGGTAGCTGTTTGCGCTTGCGCCCCCGACTGTTGCGTCGATTGAGATTGCCATCGGGCGTCTCGGAAGGTTTATCAGTTACAAGCTCGGGAGGGGCAGAGGCTGCCGCCGTAGCAACAGCCTCAAGTTCCCGTGCTCGCCTAAAAGCGAACAACCCCATCGTCAGGAGGCAGCAGCCTTGAAGATGGCGTAGCTCAGCACAATCGCCTCACCCAACGAACCAGCCGAAGCATTGCTAACGGTGATTGCGAAGGATCCAGCGGCGATGCTGTTTGCTTGCACCAGGTAAGAACCAGCGGTGCCAGCAGAGCTGTGGTTCACCAGAACGATGTCGCTTGCGGCGACTTCGCTGCAGGTCACCGTAAAGGAGACCTCAGCACCAGCTGCGAGAGCAGCGTCGTGCAGGGTGATCTGACCGCAAACCTTGTTCAGGGTTACGCCAGTGGACTTGCTGGTTGCTTGGGTAACGGCGCCGCCAGAGACGTAACCGATTGCCTTACCAGCAGAAACCTCGAAAGAAGATGCCATGGTTAGTTCCTCCTATCAATCAAAGTTGGAGGTGTTCGTGGCACGAACGATGCCGAGGTTCTTCAGCTCATAAACCTTGCTCCAGTTGGAGACGGTCTCAAGCTGAGCACGGGTGGGGTTGGTGGTAGTCACCGCCCACTTCGAGCCAACAGGGTGGTAGCAATAGTGCAGGTCGATCGACATGGCATCGCTCTTAGCGAGGATGTCACGGTCGGTCTCTGTCTGCATCGCCATTTGCTCGCCGCTCGCCACAGCGCCTTCGGTGAAGAAGTACGTTGCGTATTCGGACGAAGCACCGCTGCCCTCGGTTTGCACGTCATCAGAAACGATGACCCGCAGACCCATGTAGGTCGGGACAGTGGGGTTGCCGAAAGCAGCGACCATCGAACCACCGGACTGGGTGGTGCTGGTGCCGCGAGCGTCGACAGTGCTGACATAGTCGATTGCACGGCGCTCAACCAGGTCGTAATAGACCTTGGAGTGCATACAAACGGCAGCCAGCTTGTCGCCTTGATCGCCCAGCAGGGAGCGAGCTTCAGCAACGTGGCGTGGGCTGAGCACGGTGGGGGTATCACCAGCCTCGCCATCAATGGTCAGACCAAAGAAGGCAGCAGAGGAGCTGGTGGTGCCCAGGGTGCCGAACACACCCTTGAGGCAGGACAGCAGGTCCTTCTGGCGCTGGTTAGCAACGTAATCAGCAACCTTGGCACCGATGGCAGCCATGGGATCGCTACCAGCTGCAAGTGCAGCCAGGTCACGAGCCTCAAAGGCACGACCACGGTGAAGAATGACGCCAACCTGCTTATCAGCAGTGATTTTGCCGGGGGTCAGAGAAGAGCTGTCAGACAGCACTTCAAAGTCACCAGACAGGTTTGCCTTCCAGAAAGGCACATTGATGAAGTCACCGCCCTCGGTGGCATTCAGCTCAGCCATCGGGCGCACAACACCGCTAGCCAGGAAGGCATCGCGCTGAGTGGTCTGCTCAATGACGTACGGCGTAAATACCTCGGGAACGATGATGTCCGACCGGAGAGTCGCCATCGTTTAAATCCAAAAGTGTTTTACAGAACGGGCACAGCCCTTGGCTCAGCACAGCCTTGCCTTACGCCGCATATTAACGTGCTGCTTGTGCTTTCAATCTTTCATATAAATCACGATCGGTTTTAAACAGTCGTGATTGTTCGGTCAGGTTGTAACTCTCAGGCAAGAAGGGGTTAGCAATGCCAGCGGGGATCTCGCCGGTGCTGCGTCCGATCGGCGCGCCACTGCCCTGCGGCTTCGGCTGCTTCTGCATCCATGTAGGCAGAGTCTTTGCCCACTCTTGTACTGGAGTGCGCTGGTAACCATCGACGACGACGACGGTGCCGTCAGGTTCGCGCTCGATCTGATCCGGCGACAGCTTGGTCTTCATGATCAGGTCAGGATCATGAACGATGTCAGCGAGTGCGCTAACAGCGGGAGTCAGCAGCTCAAGTTCCCGCACGCGGGACTCTAGTTCTGCAATGCGCTTGTCCTTTTCCGCCGTCGCCTCACGGAACTGCTGCTCCAGAGCTTGCCTCGCCTCGGAATACTTTCCTTGCGATTCGAGTTCCTGTTGCTCGGCTTGTCTTTTGAACTGGATCAGTTCATCTACGTCAACGCCTTCGGGGACTGCCTTGGCTTGCTTGACTGCTTTCTTGTATTCGTCGAGAAGCTCTGCGTTCTTTTTCCGCATTGCTTCAAGCTCAGCTTGAAGATTTGAAGTGTCAACAGCTTGCTCCACAGGAGCAGTTTGTTCTTCGGACATGAAACCCACAGGGTTTTGGCGGACCTACATTAGTGGTTGGTAACTGAGGATGTCAAAACGGGAATGGAACACGCCGGTGCGTGAACCGTGGAATCCCTTGATATATCAGTGCTTAAAGGCGATAGATCGCCATATGGCGGAGTATCTAGCGACCGGCAACTGCTGGCACGCAGCGAAGGCGCAAGACCTGCGGTGGTACGTCTCTGAGCTAAAAGACTGGATACAGGATCAGGAAGCTACCACTTAACCTTGTCTGCCCAATAAGCAGGTGACATCTTGCCTTTAGCGATGTTCTTGGCGTGTCTCGCCTTAAACGATGCCCTTCTGGCTTTGTCCGCTGCTGATTCTCCTTTTCGTGCTGGTGAGCCTGACACGCCCTTCTGACCAAATCTGATCAGCCGGACCTTGTCGCCTTCTTTGACGAGGACAGCGTGGGACTTGCTCGGATGGCTTGGTGTCCGCTTCGGCTTGTTGTAGCCGTCGAACTGCTCACCGCGATAGGTAATCATTTCCGCCTCGGTGCCGCCGATAGCTCGGAGCGCTTCTTGAGGACAGGGTTGCCGGTGCTTTCGGACTTAATCGCAACGACCGGATCATCAGCAGTGCCGAGCCTGGTAACAGTGCCGCCCGTTGGTCCCTTAATCGAATGGCTGCCAGCTCCAGGGGTGCTGGTTACAACGCCATAGGTTCTGGTGCCCTGGTACATCCAGCTAACACGATCACCGCGTTTCATTTCTTACCTCCCTTTTTCTTGACGCCTGCTTCACGCAGCGCGATTGCTACCGCCTGCTTGCGGCTTTTTACCTTGGGTCCCTTTCCCGGTCCCGGCTTGCCGCTTTTTAGCTTCCCCGCCTTGTACTCCTCCATTACCTTTCCGATCTTCTTTTGCTGCTTTTTGGTCGCCTTTGCCATTGATCGGCTCTACTTGGCTCAATGCTAAGCCGAACTTATTGCGCCACTGCAGGGTGCCATCGTCGAGCTTGACCTGCCTAGCCAGTACCTGCTCGCCGTTGAGGTTAATCGTTTGGAACTCTTGGTTTGACATCGGGATACTTGCTAGCTAGTTGATCCAAGGTTAGTTCGGTCCCATCCTCACGGACAAAACGACGGACAGCATCGGTTGGTCCGTACTTCTTCGAGAGATAGTTGAAGTAAGGCGTCTTGCTGCCGAAGACCTTTTGCTTCTGCTCCGGGTTGGCTTGCAGCCATTCGCCGTAGGTCTGCCTCAGCTCTAGCGTCCGCTTGGCGAAGCCTTTAACAAGCGGCACCCGCATCGAGCGGCAGTTGAAATGGACAGGCGGTTCCGGTCCTTCGCCCCAGTTATAGACCTTGCCATCGAGTGCTCGGCAGATCGGGGAGGTCCGGCTATCAAGGACAGCGGTGTAGCGATACCTCTTGGTTGCATCAGGGTTCGCTAGGGCGACCTGTTGCATCGCAGCATCGTTGACCTGCGTGATGCTGCTGCGGACGATGGCGCGGATCTGGTTATTCGCACGAGCCGTGACCAATCCGCCCTGTTGAATCTGTTGATTAACAGTCCCGAGCCGTTCGCGGTTCAGCCTTCCCTTGAGCCTGCGGACGATGCTTTCGGTCGATTCGCCGGTTAGGAGCCCATTCCGAACCGCCTGCGAGAACAGCTCTGCCTGTGCAGTGCCGAT